ATGATGACTACTTACCTTAAAAAAGCCCTGGCCCGGCTTCTGGAAATTGCCGTGCTAGCGGCGATGGCCGGAGTGGCAGCCTGGTGCGGGGTTTACTGCCTGGACGATGAAGCCCGGCAAGTAAGGGAAGGAAGAAAAGACCCCCGAACGGCTGTTTTGCCCGTATTACCCGATGAAGGATGAAAAATTGACGCCCCTTGAAAAAAACGTGGTGCTGGCATTGCTTAGCCGTCCCCAGTTCCGACGCTGGGCCGGGCTGCCCGAATCCGGGCCGCTGACGCTGCAACAAATAGCCGATTGTCTGGACGTGTCCCCGCAGACCATCCAGGGGATTGAAGCCCGCGCAAGACTGAAACTGAAAGAAGCCCTATTGAAAGAATTTGCGGACCATGAAAAAATGTGAATTGAGCATCCCGGAAGCAACCCGGATTGCCCTGGGGGTGAGTGAGGCGAACCGCCTGCACAAGTACGCCACCGCCCAGGCGGAAATGGCCGTTGTGGCTGGAAAGAATGCCGTGCTGGCCGTGCTGCGGCTTGGCAGACTGTTGAAAGATTTGAAGGCCGCTACCGTTCACGGTGAGTGGGGACAACTGTTTAAGAAAGAAAACAACACGAAATCGGACACATGTGTCCGATTTGGAGAACAAGCACATTTAGATTTCACAGAAAGGACTGCTCGCCGCTACATGCGCTGCTACCAGGAAGCAGCGGCACGACTGGGGCAGGACGAACGGCCCGCGCTGGACATGGGCCTAGACGGCGAAGCTGTGGAAACCCTGCCGGAACTGGTGAAAAAAGCCACCGGGAACGCCGTTACCCCCCGGCAAATGATGCTGAATTTGCAAGTGGTGAAAGACGGCAGCAAGAGCGCCGCCCAGGCCGCCCGCCTGGCCCAGCACGAAACCATCTTGAAAAACCGGGGGAAAGGCCGTGCCTCCTCCCCCGTAAGCCCGGAACAGGCCATGATGGCCGCGGTGGCAGCCGTGCAGCCGGAAGAAGAATTGAGGGAACAGAAGAAGCAGGTGGCCGTCAAGGACGCCCACCACATTGCAACGCTGATGGCTGAATTCCTGGAAGCGGATTTGCACAGGTATTTGCCCGGAAACGACCGGGAGGCATTTTGTATCCTGTTGAGTGATTTTCAGAAAGTTATCAAGGAAGGAAAATGAATGAATTATCCACCATTGAAGGGCTGCCCGGCTGGGAGGCCCTGCCCGCGGAAGAGCGGCTGAAGGTGCGCAAACTGCACGCGGCTTGCCGTGAAATCGCGGCGGCTCCGAACAAAATGGCCGCTTACAAACTGGCGGCCCAGGCAATGAAAGACGCGGGGCATCCCATGTCCTGGCAGTCCGTCCAACGCAAATTCCTGGCGTGGCAAACAAGCGGCAGTCTGCTGGCCCTTGCCGATTTGAGGATGGCCGGGATGCGTCCCACCCGGGCACGGGTGAAGCATCCGGGATTTGTCGCTTACTGGACGGAACTGCAAACGCGCTGCCAACGCAACGGCGGCCAGGCTTACCCGCTGCTGCTGGACATCTGGCGCAAAAAATCCGAAGTCATACCCGGTTACGAAGGCTGGCCCGGTCATCCTCAAATTCCCGTGGGGTGGAGCAAGAAAAACCTGATGCGTATTAAACCCGCCGCCCTGGAAGCCAGGGTGATGAGGGAAGGCATCAAGGCCGCGGCCCCTCTGCTGCCGATGGTGCTGACTACCCGCGTAGGCATGGAGGCCGGGGAATACTATGTTTCCGACGATAACTGGGTGGATGCGCACGTGATTTGCGGCAAGCAGATTGTGCGCCCCTTGCAGCTGGGCTGCCTGGATATTGCCACCGGAAAAATGGTGCACTGGGGCATGATGCCCCGGATGATGCGCCAGGACGGGACGCACGCCGGATTGACGGAGCGCTACATGCGCATGTTTGTGGCGGGGCTGCTGGCAAATGTCGGCATCAATACGTCCCGGGGAACCACCCTTGTGGTGGAAAACGGAACGGCAGCCATCCGGGCGCACATGGAGCAAGTCTTGCTGGACCTGTTTGACGGCGCGGTGAAGGTCCACCGTTCCGGCATGGAAGGGAAAACCCAGGCATTGCTCCGGGGGTATGAAGGCCGCCAGGGCGGCAATCCCCGCGGCAAGGCGCACCTGGAATCCGTGTGGAACCTGACGGCCAATATATGGAGTTCCTACCTGCCCGCTCCGTCCGGCCATGACCGGACAGAGCCGGAATGGCTGGCGGGCCTGATGAAGGAGCAAAAGGCGCTGCTGAAAAAGCAGGGCTATCTGGAAATCAGGGATCCGGACCGGGCCGCCATGCTGCGGCATCTGATGACAACCTTTGAACAACTTACAACCGATATAGCCTGGCGCGTGTACGATGCCTTTAACGATCGGACCGACCACGCCCTGGAAGGATGGGAACGGATGGGGCTGGTGGTGCCGATGGTGCGCCTGTCCACGGACGGCGACTGGATCACGCTGACGGACAGCATACCGGAAGCGGACCGCCACACGCTGCTGAACATGGCCGCCCGCGATCCGGAAAGGCTGGTCAGTTCCCGCCGCCTTTCCCCCGCGGAAGCCTGGAACCTGAAACTACAGCACCAGCCTCCGCTGCGGAAAGCGACGCAATGGGAAATCGTGGATTTGCTATCCCGTGACCTGGCCGTGAAAACGGTGGTGAAAGGCTCCTACATCGTCCTGCAAAACAAGGCGGTAAGCATGGACCGCCTGTACTACCCGGCCAGCATCGTCACGCCGGAAGGGTATCAGCGCATCCTGCCCAGCGGCATGGATGTATGGGTGATGCTCAACATGTTTGACGATCAGCACTTGTACATCATTGATGGAAAAGGGCGCTGTCTTGGTATGAGCACGTTACAGCAACGTGTCCCCTATTATGACGAGGACCAGGTGCGGGCGGCTATGGGAAGGAAGAAGAAAGCCACGGCGGCAGCCTTGCAGGAAACGCGCGTCCACCACGCCCGGAAAGAAGCGGCCATCGTCGGAACACGCCTGTACAACCGCCAGGTGGCGAAGGGGGCGCCCATTACGGTGCAAGGGCTGCTGAACGCCGAAGGCACGGATGCCGCCGCCCTGGCCGCCGTGAAAAAACTGCCCGGCATCAGCCTGTTGCCGGAAACGGAAATACCGGAAACGGCATCCCCCCAAAAAGAAAGCCATCCGAAAATTTCATTTTTATAAATACTATGGACAGAATAACATATACAAAAAACGACAGCGATCCGCGGCGCTTTTTGCCTGCCGTTACCAGCGGGCCATATCCCCAGGAAGCGAAGCAGACATTAGCCTGGCTTATCTCCTACGCCGCAGAACACAACTGGACCCTGGGCGATATGGCAGCCCAGGCCGGAGTGTCTGCCAAGACAATGCGCTCCATACTAAAAGGCATCTACGAAGCCAATGCGGAACCGCATCTGCTGGCCCTGGCCGCACTCCGCGCCCGGCTAACTGTAGATCAGGCGGGCGAAGATTTGCCATTTGTGGAAACAAAACTTGCCCGTTATACGATGGATCTTGCCGAATTTACACGGCGCTACCATTACGCGGCGGTGATGATCGGACCGACGCAGTGGGGCAAGACCGAAGCCGTGAAGGAATACGCCCGGAGGCATCCGGACAAGGTGGTGCTGGTGCGCTGCCCCGTGTCAGCCAGTCCTACGCGGCTGCTCTACCGGATTGCCAAGCAGATCGGAGCGGGAACGACGCTGAAACCGGAAGATATGATCGACCGCATCCTGCGCTACCTGACCCCTGATCATTTACTAATCATCGACGAAATTCACCATGTTTTGCGCAGCGACAAGATGGGAATGAAAGGCGTGGAGCAGGTGCGGGAACTGCGGGACATGTCCGGCTGCGGACTGCTGCTGACGGCCACCCCCGAATTTGAGGCGGCAATGGAAGAAAGCCCGGTCTGGTCCGACATGCTGAAACAGCTGTCCAAACGCAACGCCTGCCGGGTGTACCGCCTCCCCTCCGCCATCAGCACGGAAGACTTGCGCCAGGTATGGGAATTTTACGGATTCCCGGAACCGGACGCGGGCCTGCGGGCCTCCGTCGAAGCCGCCGCCCAGGACAGCGGGTACGGCGTGATTACTAAAAGAATGAACCTGGCCCGGATAGCCGCTAAAAACGCGGGTGTGCCCGTGACCTGGGATTATTACCTGGGAGCCATCAAGAAGCTGCAAGACATGGAAGACGGCAACATGCCGGATGACGTGTAACCCTCTACATCCTATGAATCAAGACACGACGACACCACAGCCCCACCCGTGGGTGACAACCTCCACGCCGGACAACCTGCGCAATCCGCAGCTGCTTCAGGATTTGTCGGAAATCGGCATGACCTGCCTGCTGGGCTGGCATGCCCTGATGGACACGCCCCACAGTTATGCCGCGGAGTCTGTGTGGTACGGCAAAGCAAAAACATGGGCGGAGGAATTGGAACGCCTGTATCTCACCTATACGCAAGGAGACGACTGGATGACCCAATTCCCGGCCCCCCAGCAACACATCATCAGCCAGGCGGATGCGGACATGTCCCGCGCCTATGGGATGCTCTTCTGGAACAATCCCATGCCGGATGGCAGCGACCCGAAAACAGCCATAACGCAACGGCTCTTGTCCGCCCATAACATCATCCGCCACCTTGTCAAAGGCGAAGGCGGCCTGCCTTATGGCAGGCTGCCCAGGGTGGGGGAACCTGAATTCCTGGCTTATGACCCGGACGCGGAAAGATGGGTTGCCGGACGCGGCATTGAAGACCTGGAAGACGACAGATACCAAGACTAACAATCAACACCACCATCATGTACAGCACCAACACCAACCATCAACAGGACAGGGGGCAGCAAGCCCCCAATGTCAAGCCAGCCCCCAAAGGCGGCCACTTTGTCCTCCACATTGAGGACGTTGCCACGGACAACGACAAACTTGGACTGGCTATTTACTGGTCAGCCGTGCGGGAAACCGCCTATGAAACGCCAGCTTTCCGCGTCTTTGCGACGCTCAAAGAGGTGATTAACCGAAACGCTGACGCCATCGGTGAAATCATGGCCGATGCCATCAATCGCAAACGGGAGGACAAACAATGATGCAGAACACATTTTATTGGGAGGCCGCCCGGTACATATCCGTGGCGATCATACCCGGTGCGGGGGCAAGGTATTTCACTTACGCCAACGAATCTGACGCACGCCGCCATGAAACCAGCATGAGGGAGTGGCACGGCTCCCAGGGAAGTTTCACATATTACACCATCCGAGACGCCGGGAACATCCTGCGGGCGGCGGAACATTGGACCATGTGCCGGGATTGTAAACGATGCCGACCCTCCCGGCCCCATCTCCGCCAACCGGGGAAGCAGCATGAATGCGACCTCCTGGGAACGGATGGGCACTGGTACGTGGACCCGGAGAAGGACGGCTGCACCTGGGGAACCAGAAGGGAGGAAGAACACAAACCGGAAACCAACATCCATGAATAACATCGAACAGGAAACAATCTGCTTTCAGATTAACTTGGAACTAGGACGGTTCCCGGGGAATCATGACTACCACGTGACCTATGACCCGCGCTGCCGGGAAATCGGGGTGCAACTGGGAGAACTGGGCGTCCAGTGGGTGCCCGTGGACGCCGAGAAATTTTACTCCTGGCTTCACAATACCCCCGGACTGAAATGGACGGACGTGGTGGCCATGCTGGTCCGCAAGCTCCGCCAGACGAAACAACTCAACAAACAACATAACAATGGGAAAGATACGCACAACCACTAAAGCAACCGACCAGCAGGTTATCAAAGACCAGGACGAATTCTGCCGGACCTTAGACGACATCGCCCGCAAGGGTGTTGAACTGGACACCTTGCAGGCCGCCAAGGAGACCGCCATGCAGCAAGTGCTCACCGAGCATGATCCCAAAATCAGCGAACTGGCCAGGGAGATTGCCCGGCTCACCAAGATGGCCGAGCAATGGGCCTCCCCCCGCAGGGACGAGCTGTTTGTCAAGGGCCGTAAATCCGGCACCACCGCCCTGACTACCTACGGCTACCGCTTGGGGCAGCCCTCCCTCAAGCCCGCGCCGGGCTGGACCTGGGACAAGGTTGTCGCCCTGCTCAAGAGCACCCGCCGCAGGGCCTACCTGGTCACCAAAGTAACCCCGGACAAGGATGCGATCCGCCTGCATGTCAAGCCTCACAAACTCGCCAAGCTGGGCATGCAGATCAAGCAGGATGAAACGTTTTACGTAGAGAGAAGCACCAGGAGTGACGACTAAATACCAATGCCGGAAACGGCCCTCCGGCCTCTACGACGTAACGGTGATCACGCCGGAGGGCGGAAAAAGTATCATCTACAGCATGGAGGAAGACCGGAAAAACAACCTGATCCGAGTGATCAGGGAATACAATGAAGAAACTGCACGCATCAAAGCCATTAAACCACGCAGCGACAATGGAAAAGTCATTATCAAATAAGCAAAAGGCCGTATTGGCGCAGCTGGCCGTCCGGGCCTACAAGCAGCTGCAAGCATACGGCTGCCCGGTGCCGTCCCTGGAAGAATGGCGGCACGACGAGACCTGGAAAGCCACCGGACACACGGATTCTTTCACCCGCGCAACACAAAAAGATTATACGCTGATTTACAATCGTTTTGCCGCCTACCTGGGATATGAAGCCATCAGAGACAACACCTACACGGAAATGGACAAGGCATTGCACATCCTCCGGGATAGCATGCAACGCTATGAAATCGGGCCGGAATATCTGGCGGAGGTTGTGCGGGATCAGCTACATCTGCCCTGCACGAGCAAAGATGTTTATGGGCAGTTACGGAAATTTGCCGCGCTGGAACACGTGCGGAATCTGAACTACACGGTGATCAACCGGGGCCGGGCCGCCGCCCGAAAGCTGGCGGAAGAAACAGGATTTGAAACCTATGAACCGCACGCAATCCTGGGGACGATTCCCCCGGGAGGGCTGGCAGATCATGTGGGAGCCGTCCGAGTGCCCAAGGCCGTCCAGGACGCTGGCCGGAGAGCAGCTGCCCCCCTAGCCCCCGAACCGAAAACGGCCAGGGGATGGAGCGACACGGTGTCATTTGAAGACGAATTCCCCCTGTAACTTTTCGCATCCCTGCGGATGCGCGGATTGAAACAACAGAAAAATCATCATGCCCCCCTTAAAGCCAGGAGACAACATCAACTGTTATGTTGTAGATGGCAATGGCCAGCAGTCCGGCTATGCAGTACATGCGCTTGTTGTTGCCACCAAGCAATCACTATTTGCTGACGGACTTTATTCAAGCGTCCTGTGCATTATGGACGAAAGGACGGACAAGCTGATAGAAGACCATCAGGACGAGGAAATGACGCCCTTTGTCCGCGCTTTATGTTGCGATGATTAGCCCAATGGGCAGATACAATTCAGGCCGCCAGGTAGCTCCTGGCGGCCTTTTTGTTGATCAGAATTTAGTGTCGAGGACCAGCCATGTATTGCCCAGCACATCTTTGCACATGGTAAAGCCCTCAAAATCCCAGACCAGCACGACAGCCTGTTCGGCGAGTTTATAGCTCTTTCTGTCAGGGTCCTGCATGTCAACTACCGCGATCATTTTCAGCTCGGATTGCATTTGATGATGATAACATCTGGCATGAGACTGTCGACTTTATTCTGTGTTTGCGAATTTGCGCCCCTGCTCCTGAAAAACCGTTAAGCGTGTGGTAATATGGACACATGGACGAAAATTTGCGCCGCTGGGCTAATGGGCCGGAATGTAGCGTTGCCGAAGCTGCCCGCATATTAAAGGTAAGCCGGGAAACAGTGCGGCGCATGATATTGAGGGGGGACTTGTACGCCTGGCCTGCCGTGCCCGGAGGCGTAAAAAAGCTATTGTGGGAGGGGCAAGTGCGGGATATGGCGGCGGCAGCGCGGGCAGAAGCCATCCAGCGCGGGAAGATGATGCAATCCACCTTCAACTTTTTTTAGCACATTTGCCACAAACGCCACATTTGCCACAAATGCCACATAAAGAATGCGGAGCCTGGGCTAGAGTGCCCGCATGACTAACAAGCAAGATTTTGGCGGAACAAAAAACGGAGATGAACTGAATCGTGGTAATCATGGGAATGAAGCCCTCGCGTCGGGAGACGCCGGGGCAACTACGCCCCAGCAAACGAAAAAGACGACCACGCCCTGGTACTTGTCCCGGACGTTTTGGATCAACCTTGCCGCCCTCCTGTCCCTGCTCCTGCCGTCCGTCCGCGAGTGGCTGGAAAACAACCCTGTGGACTTTGTGACCGCCCTGGGCGGCGTGAATGTCCTGCTGCGGTTTATCACTTACGGGAAGCATCAAATTTCATCCGACAGCGATGATAGCGATACCGCCTCCGGCGATGGAGGCGGAAATGAATCGAAGTCCCGGCCCCTGGTGCCAGGCGAGAACGACCTGGCAAATTCGTCCATAGCCGGGGCCGGGACTTCCGATCCGGCCAAGCTCGAAACCATCAGACGCCGCCTATGTCTGACGATTGGCGCGCTGATGGTGATGCTGGGAGGATCATGCAGCAGCGAAGCCACCGCATCCACCAGCGTGAGCCTGTCCGAAGGGCAGGCGGTGATTGTCCGCGGCGGTTCCTCCCTGATGATTGACCGGGGGGAAAGAAAGCTGCTGTGGAATCAGAGCGTGCCGGAAGTGGTGATCGCCCCGCCCGTGGTGCAGAAAGGAAAATAGTTAATAAGTAACAGTGAAGAAAGGAAAGCATCATGAAATATGCCGAACTTAAAACCCATACGCTGGCGTGGCAGCGCTCCTTGAAATTTGCCGGATTCTACCGCGGCCAGCTGGACGGCTTGGCCGGACCGCTGACCCGGGAAGCCGCTACGCAGTGGGAAACCAGCCACAGCCAGCTGCAAGCCAGATACGGCCAGGTGGACAGCCGCTCCGAGTCTTATCTATGGACCTTGCAACCGCTGGCCGCCATGCGGGTGCGCCAGGTAATCGTAGCTATGCGGCAGCAGGCTGACTGGAAAATCATTTGCGGCGTCCGGACCTACGACGAACAGGACGCGCTATATAACAAGCGCCCCCGCGTCACCCGGGCCAGGGGCGGCCAGAGCATGCACAATTTTGGACTGGCCGCGGACTTTTGCCTGTTTGAGGACGGGCAGGACATCTGGTCCCCCAGCGAAGGCCCAAAATCCATTTACGCGCCGCTTGCCGAAGCGACCCGCCAGGCGGGCCTGGTATGGGGCGGAGACTTCCGCGCCATCTACGACCCCGGCCATATCCAGCTGGGGGAAATCGCCACAACCGCCCTGCATCGTGCCTATACCCAGGGCACGTCCACCCTTGCCGAATTATTGAAATGATGATGCAGCTATTGGCGGAAGCGAGCACGATAGATGCCGGAGCGGTTGGCCAGATAATAAGCACCCTTGTGGGGGCTGGCGCTATTGGCGGGGGTGGCTACGTGATGGGTAAGGCTCGCAAAATATCCTTGTCCAATGATCCCCTCAATGTCCGCAAGGCCAACGAATACGCCACCAAAGAGGATATTGCCCGGCTGGAACGAGAAATCCGAGACATAAAAAATGACCGGAAAGAAGACCTGGGAGACATATATGACCGCCTCAACGAACAAGGCAGAGACCTGCATGAAATCATCGGCATGCTGAAAACCCTGACCCCACCGAACAAGAAATGAACCGAACCGCCGAAATCAGACTGGCCATCCTGAGGGACCTGGCCCATGTCCCCGCCGGACTGCTGCGCCGTGAAGATGACATACGCTGCCGGGTGCAGCTGCAAGTGGTGCCGTCCCCGTCCCGCGCGGAAATTGAAACCGAGATGAAGGAACTGGACGCGCTGCGCCTGATCACGGGCATCTCCAACAAGATCACGGGAGAAATGCGCTGGCGCATTACGGATGCCGGACAAGCTGAACTTAGCAACCAGTAACCCCCCTACACCCATGCGCAAGCCCAGGCCGGACAGCACCATCCACAACTTGCCGGAGGAATTGCGGCAAGCCGTGGACGACGCCCTTGCCGCCAACGCCACCCTGAAGGATGTACAGGCCATTCTGGCGGAGGGAGGCGTGCGGCTGTCCCTGCAAAGCATCAGCGAGTACTACAAGCTGCACCTGCTGCCCCGGATATGGGCGGCGGAAGACCACAATGCCGCCCAGCTTGCCAAAATCAAGCGGGGCAACGTCACGAAGGCCACCCATGCCGCCGTGCTGCAAACCTGCTACGAAGTCATCACGCGCCCGGGCAAAAAATCCGCCGCGGATTTGCAACGCCTTTACGGCATGGTGCTGGCCGGACAAAAGGCCCAAATGGAAGCCCAGCGGCTGAAACTGGACATTGACAAATGGCAAATGCTGGCCGCCCAGGCGCTGCTGGACAAGGCCACCAGTCCGGAAGTCCAGGCGATTGTCGGCAGCAACGAAACCAACGAAAGCAAACTGGCCAGGCTGCGCGCCCTGCTGTTTGGCCAGCGGAAAACAGTCACCCCCGAATTTGTAGATGCCCCATCATCCTGACAATTTCCGGGCAGTCAACCTGCTGGCCTTTCAGGACGCCGCGTTCTGCGTGGCTTTCCGCATCTGCTTTTTCATGTGGCGGCGGCAGGGCGGCAAGTCCTACACGATTGCCAGCAAGGCCATCGACCGCATGATTGAAAAGCCCTGGCGGAATTGCTTTTTTGTGAGCGCATCCATTGCGACCGGAAAGGAAATCGTGGAGAAGGAGGCAACCATCTGGCACGACGCCCTGGGCGCCCTGAAAGCTTGCCAGGACAAGCTGGGCAAGCAGCTGGGCGGCAACGTCATCGACAAGACCAGCAAGGAACTTTTGAACGTGGACGACTTGGCGGAACTGATGGACAAGCAGGCGGCCCAGGTCAGGATTTACCACACGCGGACGGCGTACAGCCGCACGAAGATCCTCGCCCCCAATCCCGACACGGCCCGGGGCTGGACGGGTGACGTGTTCGGAGATGAAATCGGCTTCTGGCCGGACTTCAAAGGCGTATGGGACGCGGTGGAACCGATCATCTCACGCAACCCGGAATTCCTGTTCTGGCTGTTCAGCACGCCGCCCGCGGACGATACGCATTACACCTACGACCTGCTGAACCCGGGCCTGCGGACATTTGAACCGAACGCCGCCGGGAACTGGTACAAGACGGAACAGGGCTACCCGGTCCACCGTGTGGACGCTCTGGACGCCGAACTGGCCGGGCTGCCGCTCTATGATCCGCTGTCCGGCAAGGTGGTGCCCTACGAAGAATTCAGGGCGCACAGCCTGGACCGCGCGTCGGTGGATCGCAACTATGGCCTGAAGTTTATTCAGGGCGGCACGGCAGCCATCCCGCTGGGCTGGCTGAACCGGGCGCAAAACATGGGCCTGGGCCATTGCACGGGCCTGGACCTGGCCGGGGAGGAGGTGTGCGCATGATCGCGATCCGTGAAGCCATCTCCCCGAACTGGGCGGAATCCCTGTGCGCCGGAAAAGTGTGTTTCGGGCTGGACGTAGCCAGCACGGAGGGCAAGAAGTCCAACCCGTCCAGCCTGACGGCCACGGAATACTGGGACCGCATATATTGGCAGCGGCTGGTGGTCAGGTGGAAGACGGAGCACTACGCCGTCATGCTGGGCATCCTGGAACTGGTCATTGGGGCCGTGCCTCGCGAGCAGCGCGGCGTGCTGGTGGTGGACACCAGCAATGAAAAATTCCTGGCGCGGGAACTGGCTAAAGACCTGTCCGGCCTGGTCCGGGTGGTGGGGTTTTACGGGCAGCAGGTTGTCCGCTACTGCGGCGAAAAATCCGACGCCAAGACGGCAATGGGGGCCGCGTATTGCTCCGCCCTGGAAGACGCTCTCATTGCCATGCCTCCGGGCAAATGGCTGGAAACGGACCACCGCCTGGTGACGCGCAACGGCGCACGGTTCGAGGCCGATGTGGACGCGCAGGGCAACCACGCGGACACATTTGACAGCGGCAAGCTTTCCTACTGGGGCCACGTCGGGACCGGGCTGGAATCATGCAGCCCGTCATCCTGGCGGCACAAGTCCCGCCAGGGCAAGAGCAGGAAGAGCAGTAACCGGGCCTCCGGCACCCGCCGCTGGGGCGGCATCAGGACCAGGAGATTTTAACACGATGAACATTTTACCGCAATTTGTGAACAGGATGATTGGCAGGCCAGGGAATTTCCGGACTGGCATGATCAGGCTGATCGGCTTTTTGTCCCGACGCTCTCAAAAGGAAGGCCGGAACCCGCTGCCATTCCTGACGCCGCAGGAAGCCCGCGCCCTCTATGAATTGTACCGGAAAGGCCAGTATGCCGACGTGATGCTGTGCTGGGCCGCCCTGGAAGAAACGGACGACATGCTGGGCACGGTCCTGGACCGCCGCGCCTCCGCCCTGGCGGAAATGACTGACGACGTGAAGGTGGATGCCAAAGCCATCGGCAACAACCCGGACTTGCAAACGCTGGCCGACGAGCAGCAGCAATGCCTGGCGGAATATTACGGCAAGATCGACAACTTGAGGGATGCGGTGCGGTTCATGGGATCGGCTACCTTCCGCGGGTACGCGCACCTGGAACCCGTGGCCGGAGGCGGCAGAATCAGGATGGAACCCGTGGACCAGTGGCTGATGGCCCGGCCTGTCAAGGGCGGGGCCTGGTATTACAACGAATCCGCCGACAGGTCATGCGCCAAGCTGGAAGCCGTGGATGAAAGCCGCCTGATCATCCGTGAATGCCTCCGGCCCGTGGACCTGCCCGCCATGTTCGCCATCTGCGCCAAGGCCCATGCCCTGGACGGGTGGGACGGATTCATTGACGTGTTCGGCAACCCGGCCATCTTCTTCAAATACCCGCCAAACACTTCTGACGAACAGGCACGGGAATATGACCGCATCGCCGAAGAGATGATCGGGGACGGGCGCGGCGGCTACCCGGACGGAGGGGACATCAAGACTGTGGAAACGACGGCCCGCGGAGGGGACACCTTCAAACAGCGCTGCGAGTGGTGCGACAAGCAGATTGTGCGCCGCGGCACGGGCGGCGAGCTGACCGTGCTGGCGGAATCCGGCAGCGGGACGCTGGCGGGCAACGCCCACCAGGAAACATTCCGCATGTTGGCGGCGGGCGAAGGCGCGGAAATCTCCGAAAGCTTCAACCGCCAAATGAGCCGCCGCCTGCTGGACCGCCATTTCCCGGGAAGGCCGCATCTGGCCTACTGGACGCTGGAATACGAAGAAGCGGAAGACGTAGGCAAGCAGGTGGACAACATCACGAAATTGGCCGCCGCGGGATATATTGCCGACGAGGAAGAAGTAAGCGAGGCGTCCGGCTATACGGTCACGTACCGGGCGCCGCAGCCGTCCCAGGAACAACCCTCCTTCCCCCTGCTGGCCAACAGCCGCGGAAACTGGCAACACATCCCCGCACAGATTGAGCAGACCAGGAACAACGCCCCCCTGACGGCCCAGGAACTTGCCCTGCTGGAAAAGCTGCTCAACGCACAGCCGAACCCGGCCATGATCCGGAATGATGCCCGGAAGCTGGAAACGGCCATGAAACGCGCCGCAGGGCTGGAAGTGGGCAATGACCCGGAAAAAGCAGGAAGCACCCCGGCAGCACCCCGGCAAAACGCAAATTCAGCCGGAAACGGCGACCAGGAAAACCTGCTGGCCAACTACGGCACCAGCGAAGGGGCCAGGAAGGGCTGGGACAAGCGGGGCCGCGGGCAGCATGAGGCCATCGGCCAAACCGGAACGGCCAAAAGCCTGGGACTGGAAAAATTGTCCGCCCTGACCCCCGACCCGGCCAGCAGCCACAGCCACCCGGGAAGAGCGCGGAAAGCCCTGACGCGGGGATTTACGGCCCGGTCCATCGACGGGCAGGACGTGCATTTCAGCAAGGGCGTCCTGGATCACTGGGAAAGCACCCAGCCCCCCAAAACGCCCGAGGAACAGAACCGGAGATTGCGGCGTTTATCTGAAGCAGTCCGTGCCGTGAAAAACCCGCACGAAGTGTGGGAATCCCACAACGGCCAGAAGACCTACCTGCGCGTGTACAAGGATGACGCCGGGAAATTTGCCATGAGCGGATTTATCACGGGCAAGGATGGCCAGGTGAGAAGCTTTTTCCACAGCCGCCGACTGAATGGAGCCGAAAAGATGAGAAAGGGAACCCTGAAATACAAGAGATAAAAGAAGTACGGACGGGAGGGCCATCTCCCCGCACGGGCTAACGCGGCCTTAACGGATGGCCCCCAGGCCGCGCATCACCGTAACAACACCGTAACCAACACAGACAAAAAGTCAAGAAGGATGAAAACCATTACATTGGAAGATTTGCAGCCCTGGGAAAACCCGGGGGACGGCTGGTATAACATCGAACGCTGGGGGGAACATCCCCAGCAGACAGCGGACGGAAAAAAATATGTCCAGGTCATCGACGATGAGGCCGTGCGGGCCATCGTGGAAGCAGGCGTCCCGGAAGAAGGGCTGCTGACCGACGTGGAACATGTGTCCGTTGCCGTCACCGGGCCGCGGGATAGCCGGGCTTACGGCTGGGTGCGCGAGCTTGCCGCCCTGCCAACGGCGGAAGGGCTGCAACTGTGCGCCCGGATTGAATGGACGCCGCTGGGCCTCCCCCTGGTCCGGGACCGCATCTACAAACATTTTTCGACCGTGTACAGCGTGGAGCTGTGCGCGGACCTGGGAGGCGGACGCCTCCGCCCCCTGCAACTCGTCGGGCTGGCCCTAACCAACCAGCCCAACAACCCCGGCCAGCGCCCGATCACCAACAGTCAGGCCGCGCCGATCAACGACAACACAAACCAACAAGACAACAACATGGAAGAATTGAAAAAAATCGCCGCCAAGCTGGGACTGCCGGAAGACGCCGCGCTGGACCAGATACTGGCAACAATCGACGCCCTGATGGCCGCCGAACAGGAAGCCGCGGAAGCGGAAGCGGAAACGCTGCTCAACAGCGAAGACCTTGCGACCTTGACCCCCGAGGAAAAGAAGGACCTCAAGGAAGAACTGCTGACCAACCGCGAGATGGGCATCAAGATGATCAACCTGCTGGCCAACCGCAAGGGAGGCGGCACGTCCGGGGGCGCTCCGAAGTATGCCCGGCCCGGATATCGCCGGGAAACCCAGGCGACCAGGGGAGGCAAAGGCATGGGGACGGACCGCGGCCAGCTGCTGGTGAATACGGCCCGCGACATCCAGGCGCAAGAAAAGGCAGCCGGGCGTCTTTGCTCGTTTTGGAAAGCGAAGAACCTGGCCAAGATCCGGCTGGGGCAGAAGTAAACCGCTCCTGGCATTTGCTTTTAACTATTCATAACCAGAAAACAACATGGCAATTATCCATCAACAGGCCGTCATGAGGGCGGAAAGCGGCATGGACCTCCGCAAATGCGAAGGCTGCTTCGTGAAGAAAGACACATCGGGCAAGTTGGTCTTGTGCGGTAAATCCGACATCCCCCTGGGCGTGGTCCACGTCGGCGGAGACGAAGGAGAAGACACGGATTACATCCTGCCCGCCCATCAGGGGATCGTGGGGGTGCGGTTGAGCGAATCCCCCGGCAGCGTGGAAGAGGGAACCAGGCTTGTCCTGGACGACGGAGGCACCGCTACGGCCGGAGATACTGGCACCCAGGTGGCCGTGGCCTGCGAGCCGGGAACCGGGGGGCAGCTGTTGGAATCCTACTTGACCCTCCCAACCGTGCAGGCGGCCCCTGCCGGAGACTGACGCACTCAACAACCAACAATAAGCAATAGATACTAACATTATATGTTTCAGAATGCTGCAAGCTACAACGGTTATTTGACCGAGCTGTGCCAGGCCGCTTATGCGGACGAGGCGGACAGTATCAGCCGCAAATTGTTCCCAACCGTGGGGGTGAAAACCGCCGTGGGAAGTTACAAGAAGCGGGACATCGACAACGCGTTCCGCGTTTATAAAACGGCTCTGTCCAGGGGGAATTCTCCTACGCGGATAGACACCAATGCCACGGACGATTTTTACAACTGCAAGCCCCACGCATTGGAGGTCGGCAGTTGGAAATTCGACATGGAACAAGACGGAGGAGGAGACGATGAGCGGGAAAGCAATCTTCAGGATTTGATCAGTTCCCAGCTGGTCACGAGGGAAGTTGAAGCCGTCACCATCTGGAAAGCAGGGGTGCCCGTTACGGCTGGAAGCGGCAACTGGACCAGCACCGCCGGACAGAAAGCCAACATCATCCAGGAACTGGATAACCTGGCCCTGACGATCCAGGCGGCTATCGGGCGCAAGCCGACGCATTTGATCCTGGGGCTGAAAGCCTGGGTGATCATGAAGAATCATCCGTTCTTCCTTAATCGCCTTCAGGGGTTGGAACTGACTGCCAGCCTGGACATCCTGAAGAACATGCTGGTGTTCCCGGACATTGACGTGTCCCTGGCATCCATGCCCTACCAGCCCGCAGCACGCGGGAAGTCCGGCAAGATGCAGGGCATTATGGGATCGGACATTTTCATGTTCTACTCCCAGGACGCGCCGACGCGCAACGACATGTCAGCAGCCAAGGATTTCACGCTGGAACCTTCCGGCCCGGAAATCCTGTCCGAAGAACGGACGCTGGAAGTGGTGGACATGATGTACTGGTCCACTCACCGGAAAGTGACCAATCCGGCAGCCGCCGCACGTATCGAAGTATCGTAACCAGGAATGGCAGATTGACGAGGACTGTTCCGGGGGCGCAACGCCGCCCCCGGAACTTACCGGAAGGAAAAACCATGTGGAACCCATTAACTGAAGATGTGCTGAACCAGGTACTGAACGCCGGGGAACTGGCCAGCGTAACGCGCGACCGCGCCCAGGTGCAGCCCGATCCCATCCCCGGCATCCTGGCCGAGACGGCGGCCACCATCCGCAGCCGCATTGCCTCCGGAGGCCGCACCAGGTTACAGGGAAGCCCTGACTGCATCCCCGCGGAACTGATGGCGGAAGCCGGGGCCATTGTCCGTTACCGCGTCCTGGTCCGGTTTGCCCTGGCCATGACGGACGAGCGGAAAGCGGAGTGGCAGCACGCCAATGACGTGCTGAAGGAATTATCCTCCGGCAGCTACGTGATCACCGATGACGCCAGCGACAAGACCCCCAGCCCTCACTATTCCGGAAGGCCGATCCGGTGGGGCATGAGCCGCCACGGCGGGGTGATGTAAGGCCCGCGCATGCGGGCAGTGAACAGTTAAAAGCGAATAGTTAATAGGATGCCAAGCGCCGAAGAAATACTGATGGGAAAGCGGCTGATGCCGACCAACTTGAATTCCGCCCAGCTGGAACAAATGGGCCGGGAATTCACGCAGCGTGCTGTTTTTTCGGCTGGCTGCAACCATCTTCAGACGGTTCAGGCAATCCGGGACGGATCCCGGAAAATTTTGAACGGCGAATGGCTGAATGCTTCCGCCCGCGAGTTTTTGCAGGCGGTACTTAAATTTTACAATTATGAGGCCCCGGAGGATGCCGAGGGGACGATCCGGGACATGACGACACCCGGACGCCAGAATTTGATTTTTGACCAGACAGTGGCCCAGGCGCGGAACTATGCCTGGAAGGAAAACCTGCTGGCCGACGACAGGCCCCACGCCTGGCAGCTGGTTCGGGTGGGAACCAGAAAAGAACCGCGGGACTGGGACACGCGCTGGAAAGAAGCCTATGCGCAGCTTTCCCCCGCGGAACGCCGGGGAGTAGATGCTGAAGGAAAACGTGCCCTGGTGTCCAGCCGGATATGGAGCTTGCTTTCCCGGTGGGGCACGGGCTACCCGCCTTTTGACTTTAACAGTGGGATGGGTGTGAAGTCCGTATCGGCGGACGGGTTGCAGGACGCGGCATCCGGACGGGAAGATTTTAACAGAGCCGAGGCGAGCATGAAAGGAGTGGATCAGGATTTGCGCGACTGGATCAGCCGCAACCTGGATGTGCAAGTGAGCATCCGCGGGGACAAGGCAATCATGGAAGGAGGCCGGGCATGATCAGTTTACAGGTGAATCTGGACATGTCCGTTGCCCTGGCCAGGATGGTCACGCCGGAGGATTTGCAGGCCATGACCCGGCACGCCGGGGACGATTTGCGCGACCTGCTGAAGAATCATTTTATCGACCGATCCCAGCAGACCGGATCGCGGAACTACTGGGCCGGGGCGGCGGAAGCCACGGAAAGCCATATGGAGGGCCGCACGGCCCGCGTGACGGTGAGCCATACGGGGGTGCGCCTGCACCTGCTGGGCGGCACGGTCCGGGCGACTGGCCGCATCTCCCCCGTGACGGGCCGCCCCACCAAAAGCCTGCTTGTCCCCGGGCCGGATTCCCCTTTGCGCAAGCGCCGGATCACGCTGGCCGAGGCCGGAATTCCCCAGGAGGAAATCATGGTCTTGTACAGCGTCAAAAGCCGCATGCCCTACCTGGCCCGCGTCCAGGAGCGTAAGCGCATGTACAAGGGCTGGAAGCAGAAAATAACGCCGCTGGGGCTGCTCTTGAAATCCGTGACGCACGACCCCGACCGCACCGTGCTGCCGTCGGACGCGGAACTGACCGACGCCGTGAAAACCTCCGCTGTGGACACCCTGGCAACTAGAATTTCCAACCGATTGAACAAGCATGAATGATGAACTACCAGACGGCCCCGAATACGTGTTTGCCCAGGCGGTGATCGACCGCCTGGCCGGAAAAAAAGAACTGGCCAATTACGTGATTCCGGACCCGTTTGACGCCAGCGACCAAGTGAACAACCTTGCCCTGGCCGTGGCGCAGTATGATGCGGCCATCGCGGTCATGCCCCAGGCACCCCAGCCGCCGCCCTGGAAGGGTGTGGACATGCCGGACCCCGGCGTGGTTGTCGCCACGGCAGCCATCCTGGTCATGACGACCGGGCAAGTGGGGGCTGACCCCACGATCCGCCGCTTGTCCGCCCTGACCGCCGCCGTGCTGCGGCGGCTGCGCAAATGGTCCCCGCACAATGACGAGCTGGCCGGGACAGCCCCCTGGGTGGCGGAAATTACAGAACTAAGCACGGAACAAGTGCCGGAACTGAAGAACGTGGACGGCAGAGTGATTTTCCTCTCGATCCGAGAAAACCTGACCCCATAGCAACAACATGGCAAAGACAGAAAAAGAACAGACGGCCCCGGCATCCGCCGCGGGGGAAGCAGGCGTCAGCGGCCAGGCCAAGCCGCAACTGGTGAAAGTGCGCGTGACCAGGACGGGCACCAACATCAGCGGCATGACCTACCTGGCCGGAGTGGTGGTGAACGTCACGCCCGACCAGGCTGCGGCGCTCGAACAGGCAAAAGCCGGCTGCCGGGTATTTTAACGGACCGGAGCCGGAACGACGAACCATTAACAATTAACTATTAACCAAACCAAGCACATGGCATACGAAAAAAGATTTGTCGATAATTTGATCGGAGGCATGATCATCCGCATTGCAAAATTCGGGGAAACCGTCACCGCAGGAAACACGGTGGGAGAAGGGGCCAAGCCCGACGCTCCCACCCCGGAAAAGCCTGGCCCGTGGCTGACCCTGGGCAAGATCAAGACGGCTACCAGCGAACGCCAGAAGAAGACGGCGACGGTGGAAGGCGTGAACGACGCGGGATTTTATGAAATGCGCGATTTGTCGATCGCCCAGCAGTCCAAGCTGAAGTTCACGACGCAGGAGGTGACGCCCGAAGCGATCCAGCTGGCGTTCGGCGTGGCGGACAACCTGGAAGATGACCAGGAAGCCGCGCCGTTTTCATCCTCCGGCAACATCCGTTGCTGGGTGTATGGAGAACTGCGCAACTCCGGCAATAACGCCGAAAAGCTGGCCCATTTCTGCGTGATGGGGGATTTATCCCTCACCAACAGCCCGAATTTCGCGTCCGATCCGGTGACGTGCGAGTTTGAGCTATCCATCAAGAATTCCCCCCTGGCTACGTTCACGAGCCTGGCGCTGGCCAAGCTGGCGGCGGATTAACCCTGCGCCCATCCAGGAGCCGTCCGGGTACGGCGGCTCCGCTTTCCCCCTTCCATCTTTCCAATCATGATTATATACATAGATGCTAACACGCTGGCCCTGACGACGGCGGGCCAGGTGCCGCTGACTGACATGGCCCTGGTGCGGGGCGACAAGATGCCGCTACGCATCGTCCTGACGGACGGCCCCGGCAACCCCTCGAATTCTGACGAGGTGCCCGTGCTGGCCGTGAAAAAATCCCTGGGGGACGATTCCCTGGTGCTGGCCGCCACGGGGCTGGAACATGTGGAGGATGCCCTGGGCACTGCCTATGTCGGCAGCCTGTCCGTTAATACGGTGCAGCTGGCGGAGGTCATGGGGGATCAATCCCGGATTGACCTGATCGGCGAGGTGGTGCTGGTGGATCCGGACGGGGCGCAGCGCACGTCCCGCCTGATCCGGGTGATGGTCCGGGCGGACTTGCTGCCCGGGGATTACGCGCCGCCTGACGAGGTGCTGGCCGACTGGTCCGAACTGGTAGCCGACGCCCTGGCCGCACAACTGCCGGACGCGCTCAAGGATGCGGGCGTGGAATTGGAAGCGGTGACCGGGCAATCCACCTTGTCCAGCGGAGATGCCGCCGACACCTGGACCATCGTCGGAGGCTACGCGATGACCTGGGGAGACGAGATACTGGCGGGGCATCTGCCTGACAGCTGCCGCCTGACGAGTATTTCCACTGTGTATTTTTTCACCGACCCCGCCCTGAATCAGTATTGCCTGCGGATTTGGAAGCTGGTAAACGGTGCGTACAGCCTGATTGGCACCTCCGCCTATGTGTCCAACCTGACCAGCGGCCAGACAGCTACGTGGGTATTTACGCCAGGCGTCCCCCTGACGCGCGGGGATGTCATTATTATCCAGGTGTGCGAGGGGACGGAGATGACGCCCTACGCGCTGGGCATGCACGCCGTACTTACTCCGTCCGTCCCTGGGCGTGGCCTGGTGGCGGAGGTGGCCAACCCGCCCGCCGTGAACGGCACGATGGCCCCGCTGATGACCGTGGTAGTGGACTATGACGACGGCATCACCCTGGGAGGGATGGCGCTGGCCACCGCGCGGCAACTGGACAGCCTGGGGCGGGATGTGCGCCAATCTTCCGCGACCGCCGAGGCTGCGGCACGGACGGCTGGCCAGTCCGCCGCCACCGCGTCCACGGATGCCGATAATGCCGCAACATCTGCCACCAGTGCAGCCAACTCTGCCACGGCGGCCCAGCAGGCTCTGGCGGCCATACCTCAAGTAGATGATGCAGGCAACATGACGTTGGACGGCAATATCACCGCCGCGGGAGGCACGTTTGACGGGACCGTCAACGCCAACGGAGGCATCAACATCCCGCTTGCCGTGGGAGCGCCGACCGATACGGGCGCGGTCAACCGCCTGCATGCCGCAGGCTTGGCCGGAGTGACGGACATTTTTTCCCAGCACGCCTACCTCAACACGGGCAGCATTACGGCTACGGGGACGGCGGCAACTACCGCTCTCATTCCCGGCCAGTATGCGCAGGTTAGAGTGCCTGCCGGGACTCACAGCACGATTGTCTTTCCCTTCACAGGGCCTAACGGTCAACATAATTATTCCAACTTTGCGGGATTCTCCATTCCGTGGCGCATACTCGGCGCAGGCAAAATTACCATAGGCATCGGACGAGGCAGCAAAACGACAAGATCTGATTTAACCCAGGGATCGTACAGTATCATACCTGGCAATAATCTGGCCCACAACAGCGGCGAAATTCTGGACATCACATTTGATAATGTACGGGATGCGACCCGCGGGGGCTACGTGGTCAAGGTGCGTGAGATTTACGCTCTTTCCGAGGCGGCAGGGTGGAGGGTGAAAACTACTACAAGTTTTGTGCCCGCGACGCATAACGAGCCTATACCTTCAATCGTTAATAAAATTATCTATCATCAACGATCCCAGTACAAATTCGAGAGCGAATATATTTCGTACGGCAGCCTCTATTTGCTGACGGGCGGAGGGCAGACGGTGCAGCTGCATAAAATTGCGGCGGTGCGCGGCGTTAATGCCTTTGAAACGGGCTTGGGGATTAGTTCGATAGTTACTGATTTGCCGGGGAACGCGAGCGGGGATGTGTACATGCATGTTGGGTCTGCGGTGCGCACCCTCTACCAGCCCGGCAACATCAATCCCGTTTATTACGCGCTGGAAGCATTGGCAAGAAACGATATTGAAGCCGAAGAAACGGCTGATTTTGTGGACATTAACATACCTCTCTAATCATGAATAATGCAGAGATACAGATTCAGTTTCCCCAGCCGGGACAGTGGGATGAATTTACCCTGATGCCCATTTATCAGGACGCGGACGGTTACACCCGGACAGAACGCTACACAGCGGACGAGATACCGGCGGAGCAGGCACCGGCCATGCAGGCCGTTGTTGCCGCGCTGGTTGGACTGGCGGAACCGTGGCAGGCGGTGCAGGTGTGGGCAAGGCTGGGAAAAGATGTCCTGACCCTTGCGGAGGATGGTGCCTATACAATGATTGATGCGGTGTCTTTGACCGTTGAGGCCGTCCATGCGGAGACCAAAGGCCGCAGGATTTTTACAGTCTCGGACTACCCGGCTTTTGTGATCACGGATTCCGCCTCCGTGGCGTTTTTCCGCTATTTCACTCAATCCTGATTCCTGATGATGGCCTATGAATCCACAGACACGGTGATTTACCGTCCGGACGGCCTGGATGCGGTCACGCTCTGCAAACAGGGGGATCTTATGGCGGCTCCGGTGGACGTTACGGCCTCCGTCCAGGTGCAACGGGACGGCGTGCTGGGCAGTTCCTGGATGCTTCAGCGGGCGCGGGGCAACGCCCTGATGCAGCTGTCTTTCACAGTGGCCCATCCGTTCCCGACAGCGGCGGCGGCCCGTGCCTGGGGCCTGGATGTCCAAGAATTGTTCACGCTGCACCCGCTGGGGCGCGTCACCTGGCTGACCTGCTATTACCAGGGCCGCCCCCAGCGCGTGAGGGAATACGCCGCCACCGTGGACCCTCCCCGCCCGTACCCCCTGACCAGTGAACACTGGTACGGGGTGGACTTGCGCGGGGCGGCCTGGCAGGCCGTAGAATTCAAATTTGCCCTGACCGGAGAAATCAACTGATGAACAACAATATTGACATATCCCTGACGCTTGGCACCCGGGCGGACATGAGCGGGATTAACCAGGTGCGCAAGGGGGTGGACGATCTTTCCACGGCAGCCAGGGGGCTGCCGCGGGAACTTATTTCCGGAGGGGAGGGAACCGTGGCGGATGCCCGGGCATTCTCCGGGGCATCCGCCCCCGGCAAGATGACCATACAAGTGGAGGGCCTGGACCGTCTGGCCGGAACGATTGCCCATGCGGAAGGAGTGGCGGCCAACGGCACACCCGCCCAGGGACGGACGGACAAGGCCCTGGAAGAAATGCAGTCCGGAATTGCCCGGGTGTCCAAAGCCGTGGAAGAGGTAGCCCGCGGGGCTGCTGCCCCGGATCATTCCCCCTTTCCTGTCCCCTCCGCCCGGGAAGGCGGGAATGAATGGATGATGGCGCGGCTGGACCAGATTGCCGCGCTGCTGGCCAGGATGGACGCCACGCTGGCCAAGAGCCTGGCCGCATCTACCAAGCCGGAGGGGACGCTGGACCAGGTACGCAAGGGCATGGATGAATTGTCCCGGGCGGTCAAGTCTGTTCCGGCGCTGGCATCCGGAGGCGTGGGGGGGCAGACGGGGGCCGTGCCCGCTTATCCGGAGACACAGGCGGCAACGCCTAATGACTGGACTGTGAGGATTGACGGACTGGACGCGCTGGGCGCCACGGTCCAGGGCGCGGACAAGACGGTGGGCCATGCTGCGGATGCCGTCAAGCAGCAGTCCGGATGGCTACAGCGCAGCATTGACGCCTTATCCAAATTTCCCGGACAGGTTCAAACCTGGGCGGGTGATAAAATGCAGGAATGGCGCAAGTTCAAAGGCGGCCTGCAAAACGCCACCAATGTCCTCAACCTGGGAAAGGAAGCCTGGGGGCTGGGCCGGGCTGCCGGAAATGCCCTTATTGACGCGTTTGGCCTGGGCGCTAAAAAAGTTTCCGCGCAACTTGCGGACGTGCTGGCAAAAGGAAAGGCGAAGGTGGAGGCCTGGCAGGCCGGAATGAGCGCCGAACTGGGGAGATTGAACCAGGAACAGGCGCTGAAGAAGGAACATGCCCTGGTCAAACAGATCAATGACGCTTACGACGCCCGCAAAAGGACGATCGAAGCCCTGGACGAAAAGGCGAGCCGGAACCTGGAAATGCAGGCCCAGCTGCTGGCCATCGAAAACGAAAAGAACCGGAGCATCATCAGGCAAAAACAGATCCGCGGGGAAATGACGGAGAGCCAGGCCCGGGATGCCCTGGCGGCCATCGACGCCAAAGACGCCGGAGAACGCCGGGCTATCGAACGGCAGCAGGCGGAAAATGCCGTGAAAAAAGCCGAAGCACTGGCCGAAGCCAAGGCGGAACAGATCAGGCGCATGCAGGAGCTTACCCAATCCAGCCCGGCAGCGGCAGGCGTGCGTGACCTGAAGACGGAGGATTTTTACAAGCAGGCGGACGCTTTCAAGAACGCGGAAGCGGCCCTGAAACAATGGCAGGAACTGGCAGCCAAAAAGAAGAAGCTGGAAAAGGAAATTGCAGACGCGCCGAAAGAAATGGCTAAAGCGGCCATGCTGGGCGGCGTGGGCATCCCGCTGGTGGCCGGATTACAGCAGAAAAAGAATCAGGACGAAGAAACCCTGAAGCATGTACAAGCCTTAATGGATGGCATGCGGAAAGATGCCAGCATGCCATCCGCCACCAATGGAGAAATGATGGCCCGGCTGATTGCAGAAAAACAGCAGCAGGAAGCCGCCTTGAACAATATGATGGAAGGCATCAAAAATACGGGGTTGCTGGGCGACGTGCGCGGCAAGTCCGGGGATGCCTTGTATATGGCTTATGCGGATGCGTTAAAAGTCGCCAGAGAGGTAATCAAAAACAGAACAGCATCTTTGGCTGATTTATTCAAAGAGCAGGAAGCTTTAGATGAAGCTGTGACGACGGCCAAAGAACGGCTGAATAACGTTCTGGCCGTGCAGGGCGTCCAGGCAAAAGCTGATCAGGATGTTCAGGTGGAGACGAAAAAGACAGAGGCCTGGCAGGATAACCAGCGGCGTGATTCCACTGTTTCCCGGACAGCGGCGGATGCTCTTTCCAAGGCTGCCGAGGCGCGCAAGAAAGAACTGGATGCTAACAAGAAAGCAATGGACACCGCCGCAGATGTGATGAATGCAAGCGTGGATTCCTTTTCCGGTTTTGCTGCTAAATACGCGGAGGGAAATGAAAAGGCCCAGGAGCGCGTTACCAAGTTCCTGGACACGGTTGGCCGCCTCCGGAATAAGGACCGGGAGCTATGGGACAAGCGGGACAAGGATGATGCCAAATGGGTTGATGAATTCTTAAAAGCCCTGAAAGAAAAATTCGGCAATGCTTACAATTCCGACGCCGACCGGGGCATGGTGAAAGCCGCGGAACAAGCCTGGAAGTCCATGAATGACATCCTGACCGCTAAAAAGACACAGGAAAACCAGGAACAGAAAATCAAGGGCCTGGAAGAAGCCGCCCGGAAAGTAACCGCCCTGCCTGAAGACATCCAGGCCAAAAGCATGGCAGCAATGGAACTGACGGAATGGATGCGGAAATACCGGGAGGGGGCTGTTCAGAAAGCGGGGGATCTGGCCGGAAGTTCCGACTATGAAATCCTTTACCAGGTGGAGGACGTTGTGCGCAAGGCGTTACAGGACGGACAGGTGGACAAGGGCGAGCGTGCCCAGCTGGCCAGCCAGCTGAAAATGCTTCTTGGCAACGACCGCGGCCAGGACGAAACGCCCGCGATTCACGGCATGGTGGAGCTGGTGCGGGAGATACTAGGCAGGTATTCCAGGAGCCAGGAAACGGCGCAAAAGCTGAATGCGGAAGTGGCGGAGCTGAAAAGCCGCCTGAACAAGATTGATTCACAGCGGGGGTATGGACATTAAAACAGTAGAATTGACGGGACTGGCCAGCCAGTCATGCAGCTGGCAATGGCGGAATTTTACGGCGGCCCAGGTGTCTTTCCAGCTGGGCCGGGAAATGATGGATGCCGCCCCCTTCTCTTATAAAGAGCGCGTGCGGGTGGCGTGGGACGGCGTGACGGTGCTGGACGGCACCGTGCGCAAGTGTGATGCCGCCTTGTCCGCGTCCGGCTACGTGTGGCAGGTGGAAATTTGCGACCACTGGAAGCCGATGGAGGGCACGACGTTTTTCGGCTCCGGCATCGGGGCGGGCAGGATTGCTTTCTCGTTTGCGGCGTTTTCCGGCCTATCCTCCGGGGCGTCGGTCAAACGGCGCATCAAGATCGCGGCGGCCCTCCGGACGGTGCTGGACAACGCCCGCAAACATGGGGCGCTGGTGACGGATTATGTGCTGGATGTGGATGATTCCGCCTGGATATGGGACACGGATGTCGCCTGTGACAAGCACGCCTCCCTGCTGCGCAAATTCCTAAGTTCCCGGCCCGGCATGGTGGCCTGGTTTGATTATTCCGGAGCCAGCCCCGTGCTGCACATTGCGGACGGGGACCGCCTGGACCCGGTGACGCTGGACCGGATCGCGCACAGATTGTCAAAAATCCAGCTGACGGAACGGGTGGACCTGGTGCCCCCCGCGGTGGGGGTGGTGATGACGCGGGGCAAGTACGCCACGTCCACGGTTGTTCACCCAGCCGGGGCGGACTTGCACCAGGAAGGCTGCACGATCGTGCAACTGTCCGACCCGCGAACGGGGGATGACCCGGACGACACCGACGAGGATGGCGTGGATGGCCCCCAATACAATTTTGCCAAACCGGAAATGATGGTTCTGGGCGAAAAGATGCCGACCGGGCCGGAGGACGCCCGGGAATGGTGGACAAAAAAGATTCCGGAACTGGCGAAGGTTCCCGGGGCACAGTTCGGGACGATCCAGCGGGAGACGCCCGCCGTGGAAGGGCAGGATGCCAGGAACTACAGCACGACCGCCACCAGGTACGAACTTGTTTCCGGCTCATTAAGCGAAGCCTGCACAACCATCAAATGGTGTGAGGTGATTTTCAAGCAATACGTTTACATAGATTCCCCTCCAAAAAAAGGTTTTGAGCTGCTCTTTCCGCGTAAAAAAACCGTGACGATTAACGGGGACAAGGTGACGAGGTATTACAACTGGCTGACCTGGCGCGGCGTTACCACCAACACCCGGAAACGGCATTACAAGGTGGACCGCCAGGGGACAATCGGCCCGGAGGACGGTTCTGCATTCCCGCCTCCGTCCGGAGGCAGCGGGAGCGGCGAAGCGGACTGGCCAAATTACAGACCCGTCCTGGCCGCCTATTACCAAATGACCCGCGTGGCACCCTGGGCCGGAAGCGTGGACGCCCTGGCGGCCATCCGTCCGGACCTGCTGCTGGGGCGGCGCTTGTCGATTGCAGGGGCCAACCCGGCCTGGCTGGACATGCGGACGGTCATTCAGGGCGTCACGGTGGATTTATCCGCAGGCAACACGTATATATCCACGGGAGTTCCCGACCATTTGAGCTTGCAAAGCATGATTGACCGACAGCAGCAGCTTTACAGCAACCAGGCCGCTATGGATGACCGGGACAACCAGGATCAGGTGCAGGACAATCCCGCCCTGTCCCTGACTTACGATTCCAACGCCCGCATCAGCCCCAAGGCCCCGACCGTCAGCCCCCGCGGAGAGGTTATCTGGTCATCCGCGACGCCGGAGCCGAATGACTACGGATTCCGCGTTCAGCTGGAATACGATGAAGACGGCCAGAAGACGGGAGCCACCATCACGCCCGGGAAAATCATGCTGAATGGCCGCGTGCTGGGAGATGCCCCGGCAAGCAAGGATTTGCCGATGATGGAAGGGGAAGTCTGGCTGAATTTGATTCTGAATGAAAACGAGGAAATCACGGGCATGGCCGTCATTTCCTCCGCGGGGACGGTGGACCCCTTCATGCTTACATCCATAGACGGAGCAAGGCCGTCCCGGCTGTTTTATTATTCCTTCCCTCTGGCCGTCATTAAAGGCGACGATGTAATCCAGTACGCCCTGGGCACCATTCAGCTTCCCGTAGGGGGCGGCACGTATTATCCGTGGGGACCGTAG